CGGAATTTAATCACATAAAAACCTGCACAATATTGGCTTTTACTTTTTGAACTTTTGGCGTAGATAGGAAGTTTTTTTCGAATATTATAAACTGATCCGTAGGGCTTAGATCCGCATGGAAAGTCATAAACACTATATTCTTTAGTTACTACTTTTTCAGATTTAATATTTGAATCGTTAAAAGTAATTCCTAACTTTTCTTTAACATCTTTAGCTGTACCAACCGGAATTTTTTGACCATTTTTAATAATAGAATATGAGCTTCGTTCTTTACTCAGTGTTCCAATTTTTAAGCCGTTATCTTCTAACAACCAACTTTTATTTGGAATTAGTACTTTTGCTGTTGTAGTCATAATATATACCTTGCATTAAGTGGATCCGCATAACTCTGTACCTGTTCACTAACTTTAACAAGGTCGTAAGTTGCACAGAATTTTAGTAGTCTAATACCTACCTGCGGAATATTCTTTTCGCTGTTAATAGCTGTACTGATAGTGTCATTAATGATAGTTCGAATCTCAGCAGGCTGTGCAGTAAGATCGCAAAGCAAACAATTACGTTCGTAATCATCTTTAACACGATGTTCGACACCTTCATGGTCGACCCAACGCTGAAGCATCATATTGTTCCAAGAGTATCCGCGGCTGTTTCTGTCGGCAAAGGCCTCACGTAGACCAATTTTATTCTTTGTGCCTTTCTCACGTACTCCCGGATAAGCACTAAAGATATTGTCGGAGGTGTCGCCACGCATACACTTTTCAAATAGCAACCAGGATGGATCCGGCGCCTCTTTGACTTGTTTACTTTTCTTATCAACGATAGGTTTACCCTTGTCATCAAAGTATCCCTCATGTGTAGTTGTAATGCCCATTACACCATTATATTGTTTTACGTTAGGAGCAACCAATTGTGCAAAATCGCCGTCTGTGCTGATGATAACATGGTTCGAATCAGGATGACTTTGTATCCAGCCTGCAATTAAATCATCTGCTTCTAATTGTGGATTTTGTAGTACTGTACAGTTAGTTTTATCTGTTACAAAATCTTTAAACTTGTCAAATGTTTCCCAAAACATTTTATCTTCCTCAGCCTCGCGAGGGCTTTGCAGAGCCCGAGCGTCGGTGCGGTTACGCTTGTAAGGAGCATAATGATCTTTGCGCCAGCTACGACCTTCGAGGCAGAATACCACATGACTACCGTTAAAGTCCTTCCATGCCTTGCGTACACTGTTAAGAATGATTTGTAAACTCATTCCTACCTTTTCGCTAGCATCTCCTCTGACCACATGACGTGCTCTAAAAAATGTATTAGCAGTATCTACTAGAATATATGTCATTAACCGATCTCAGTTTTTCCGTCATCTCGTAACGCTCTGTTAACAAATCCACTACCTCTACGTTCCATATCAACGCCAGCCTCGGCACCAATATTTCTGCAAAGATCTTGGAACCATTGATCAACAATAGATTCGTCAGTATCACCTTGATAACCATTGCTACGTAATTGTAACACAAAATATTCATTCCAGTCAAGTTCAAAGAATCCGTTACGAACATTCTCTTTATTAACATGAGTATCCAAAACTTCCACCCAAGGCTCCTTAGCTTCAGTGGCACGTTCCTTTGGAGATAGTTTTGCAAGTCTTGCTTCCTCTACGGCAGCTGTAGCTTCAATTTCAGCTTCGACTTTTCTTTTTGTAGCTTCGGCAACTTCGGCTTCGATTTTATCCAAACCGATTAATTTTTTAATAAAATTTCTAATCATTTAATTTTCCAATTTACTTCGTGGTATAGACCTAGTATATCTAAATCAGTTATCCGTTTAATATAAAAATGCCAAGTCTTTGCTACTTTATCTCGACGCAATGAAGCATAAATTCCTTTAAATCTCAAAGTCCAAGACGATGAGTATCTATCATCAAAATGACAATAGTTGATATTACGCATCAATTTTGCCCCATTTAATCTTTAGCCAAATGCGTTCATGTATGTAATAATCAATACTCAAAAGAATATGTAATGCTGTGGCAAATCCTGTAGCACTACTAATATCGTCGGTGAATAAGTAAGTCCAAAAAATAGTGAATAGCCACGCAGTTAAACGATAGGTAAGCATCCTTACTACAGTTCGTTTTTTAGTTTCCATTAGGTTCCCCATTCGTTCTTGAAGAGCGGCACTTGTAATCTGTCACTGTACCGCCATCCTTTTCGCATTGCCATTTCTGCCACTGCCCTATTATTAAGAGTGTACACCCGTTCAACACCACCAACAGGCATAATATACACAGGCCCTTTAAACCCAGCTTTGCGGAATTCTTCCACTGCACGTTCGGCATCTTTAAGATCCTCTTCGGTTGATACTACAAACTTTAAGTATGCTGTACCACGTTTTTCATACTCGCATACTACTTCCGGACAAATAGCTTCTTCCCACTTCTCACCGCTACATGGAAGTTTAGCACTAACTGAAAATGTAATTTCTCTATCCCATTGTTCGGCAGTCCATTCGCCTAGATAATGTTTAAACTCTTCTGTTAGTTTTTGAGTACCATTTGTTTCAAATGTGATTTCTTTTAAACCTGCCATTTTAGGATGATTGAGCAAGTCAGGATACGCACGTTGCCAACCTAACAACGGCTCGCCACCTGTAATTACCAAGTGTTCGTCTCTCCATTCATTATGCGGCAATATCTCGCAGATACGATTTGCAATTGCTTCGCTAGTAAGCATTGGACTAAGTTCTTTAAAGTCTGGATGCCAACTAGCATAACTGTCACACCCTGTACTAACAAGCGGAAGTTCTTCGTATTTGTTAAACATGTGGGCAAGTTGCCCTAACTCGGTTGCTTCAGCACTAAGCTCACCTCTAGGCATGCCAAATCCAGCACATTTGAAGTTACAGCCAAACGTGCGTAAGAACACGGAGGGTACACCCATATACCTTCCTTCACCTTGAATACTATAAAATAATTCTGCTATTTTAATTTTACTCATACTATTTTTCCTAATACAGAATAGAACAGCCGATCTAACAGATGTGTACAGTCTTGTCCTTGACGGTGCAAGAGGTACATTTGATGTACCAGTTCTTTAGCATCTTCGTTGCCTTCAGCAGGCAATGCACCACGCTCTTCTAATTCCTCTAGTAGATCATCAGTATCAAAATCACCAATATCTACATCTACTTCCACTTCTGTGTAAATTGTTTTATATGCCATCTGTCCCGCCTTCGTAAATGTTAGACCACATTTTTAATTTTTCAATTTTTGCTTGTTTAGCAGTATTTAGGCCTTCTTCACTGACAACATTATAATATTTTAACAGATCTACCATTGCAAGTAAATCCCCAATTTCGCCTTCTAAATGTTCTACATTAGTTAATGGCTTTCCGGGTTTAGCGTTATCTAAACCAAATCGAAAACATTTACTAATTGCTTGTGTAACTTCTGCACATTCTTCTTGTAGAATATGAAGAATTTCGTTTACTTTATCGTCCATTTTTTGCTCTTTCTGTTAAGTATGTTTCGTTATGGATCCATTTGTTGTTTACAAGGAATCCCCATTCCCTGCGTTGTGGTCCTGGCATAAACAATGTCCATGCAGTTATGTTAGGATCAAGCTCAATTCGATGGTAGCTGTTTTCTTTGCAAATACGAAAATGACCAGGACCTCTCCACTCGGCAGTTTCATTAACTTTTTTACCATGGCTATCAAAATGAGGAATCCATTCATAATAGCCGCCTTTTAAAATTAGTGTGGCATACGGCCAAGGATGATCATGTACATCATCTGGATCGCTCTTTAAAAACTTATGGAGGAATACATTAAACGGAAAACGTTTTCGATCTTTAAGAAATAAGTAGTAACGTTCTAAATATGGTTCGTTGTTGATACGATCCATAACAATACGTTTACGACCTAATCTATCTAACCAATTGAAAAATTTCTTCATCTTGATATTCTTCCACTATACGATATTTTGAAGCAGGATAACGTTCCTGTAACCATTCCAATAGTCCAGGTTCCCAGGGAAGTTTAATCTCCCCTGTTATATTAGTGATATATTTCATCGAGGTGCAAATTCTTGCTGTAGTTTAACATTGTCCATGAATTCTTTTTTAGTGTTGGGGTCATCTTTAAATGCACCTCTAAGCATAGTAGTCTGAGTCAAACTGCTATGTGCCATAATGCCACGATTTTCACAGCAACCATGAGTGGCCTGTATGTAAACACCGACATCCTTACTACCGGTTGCATCCATGATCTTGTTGGTTATGTCAATACACAATTCTTCCTGTAGTGTTCCTCGACGAGCACACCATTGGGCAATACGTGTATACTTGGACAAGCCGATAAGTTTTTCTGCCGCAATAATTCCAATGTATGCCACTCCACTAACAGGTTGATGATGATGACTGCACATACTACGTAGTTCGCTACGCACAACCAACATACC